ACAGAACGCGGCATGCCTCGCTTCGTCAACTCATGGCTGTCACGGGCTAACCAAAAGGGCGGTAGTCCATTCGCACAGAAAGAGTACGAGCAGAGCGGTAAGAAGCCCATGAAGCAGTGGACTCAGTTAGACGACCTGACGCACGACTTTATGAAGAGCGAACGCTTTAGGCAGTCATGCTTAGAGAAGTACGGGCAATACGTGACGTTTGAGGGTGAGAGGGTGACACGATGAAGTTTAAACTGAGTCGGAAAGACCTTTTAACTGCTGAGTGTATGGGCGCAGACACGGTGGCGTTATGCGACAAGTTGATGGGATTTAAGCCTCGCTTAGAAAACGAAAAGCAGAGCAGAGTCGAGGCTAATATCTTGGGCTATAAAGCTGAAATCGCAGTAGCTAGATTACTCGACATCGACCTGCCGACGGTAAATGTTATGACCGATGGCGGCGTAGACCTTTGGTTTGATGACGTGTCTATCGACGTAAAATTTACCAACAAAGAATTTGGCCCGTTGATTTTTGACAGCATGACAAAGTTCAAAGCTGATGTCGCAGTATTAGTTGGTGCTACAGATGACCCTGCTGTTATGCGCATAAACGGGGCATATCCAAGGTCAAAATTCGAGTGGGATTGTGAGCGCAAAGATTTTGGCTATGGCGAAAGGGAGTTTATGGAGGCAGAAAACATATACCCAATTGAGTGGCTTTGGCTGACCTTAATGAAAAAACGGCATGGGGTTAAAAATGATGGGTGAGTTCTGGCTAATCAAAGACCCGATTGAAATCAAAGACCGCATGGAGGCTTTCAAGAAATTTCTTGAAACGGAGTGGTGCTGGGATAAGCCAGTGTCTTGGCAGGTAAAGGAGTACAAGCCACGCCGCTCACTAAGTCAAAACGACCTATTTCATGTATGGTGTCGTGACATGCTTAGGCACTTTAAAAAGAAAGGCGGTTTCACTGGTACTGAAGAAGACATCAAGATGATGGTTAAGTACAAATTCCTCGGCACAGAAGACCTCGAAATCTCAAACACGACCATACCTGCGCAGGTTCGGCGCACTTCGACGCTAGACAGGGGAGAAATGTTATACTTCATGCAACAAGTAGAGGCATGGTGTATTGACTTGGGGGTCAAACTTACCAAGCCTCAAAATTCGGAGTACAGCAAACTGGGGGGGTAGGCATGAGCCTATTACAGTTTTGCAAAACCGAAAGGCAGAGAGAAGTTATCAGCCGAGTAGAGCAAGGTAAAAGCCAGCGAGTCATCGCGAAAGAGTTGGGTTTAGTTCGTAGTACTGTAGTCACTCACATACAAGCAGTGCAGGCAGTAGCCGCAAAGCAGGGTTACAGTCCAGACCACGACTACACGCACCCTGTACCTGACGGCTTTACCGTTAAGGGTGTCTCGACCTACTACAACGACGAGGGCAAGCCTGTCGGTCAATGGGTGAAAAGCCAGTCTGACAAAGAGCATGCGCTACAGGTCGCATTAGCGCACTTCAAAGAAGGCTTGAAAGACGAGCTAAAAGGACTCGCCAAGCCTGTTAAGAAAAGCAAAGCTAAGAAACTTAAAGAGCGTATGGCCGTCACTATCGTCGGCGACCATCACCTTGGCATGCTGGCGTGGAGTCCTGAGACGGGTAGTGACCCTTGGGACTTGCACATAGCACAAGACACGCTGATAAAAGGCGTGGATAAGCTATTGGAAAGCACAGGCGATTGCTCAGTAGGCGTACTGCTCAACGTGGGCGATATGATTCACGCGAACAACTTAAAGGGCGAGACAGGCTCAGGAACGTCGTTAGACGTAGACGGTAGGGCAGGCAAGACGATACGCGCCGCAGGCAATCTATTCCAAATCATAGTGACCCGTATGCTTCAGCAGTATGATGAGGTATGGCTTATAAACGCACGCGGCAATCACGACCCTGACGCCTCGCTATGGCTTAACGAGATGCTTCGCATGTACTACGAGAAAGACAAGCGCGTTAAGGTGTTCGACAACTTCAACAAGTTTATCCACTTTGAGTGGGGCAATAATTTCGTAGTGACGCATCACGGCGACAAGATACGCACTAGACAACTGTACGAAGCAATCACACGCGACTATGCCGAGCAGTGGGGACGAACTAAATACCGCTTTGCGTGGACAGGTCACATCCATCATAAGCAAGCAGAGGAGCTAGGTGGGCTGACATGGGAAAGCTGGAGTGTACTGCCACCACCAGACGCATGGCACTCAGCCAGTGGCTACGGGTCACAGCGGTCGATTTCTTGTGTAGTATTGGACAAGGAGCATGGCGAGTTTAGCCGCTTCAAGGTAGGTATCGAGGCGCTACAGTGACCACTAAAATGCCGATATTGTCTATGCCACTACCTGACGGTGGGCAAGTGGTGTGCAGGGTCGATGCAATAACAGCGGCAACAACAAACACACGTCACGACGACATGACTGACGTTTATATTGACGTAGCCTGTCCCGAGGGAATTACGATAGATGTGGATATTGAATCGTTCACTACTTCTTGGCTTACGGCTTTGCTCGCAAACATTGAAGACTGGAGGCTACCCAGTGAAATGCACTGACTGCGGTACAAGCATGAGGCCACAATTCACAGGTGACAACGGCAAGCTAAGAGGCTGGTTTTGCGATTGCGGCAATTGGGAGAAAGCCATCTTGCGCGAGCGACAATTTACCAAAGAGACGTACTATGGCGATAAAGCGAACCAACGCTGATATCTGGTGCAGTAAAGCAGTGCGCCTTCGTGATGGTGCTTGTGTGCGCTGTGGCAATACAGAGACGAATCAGGCCATGCATATATATGGCCGTAGGAGTAAAGTGGTTCGCTACTCCCTCGATAATTTGCTGACTGGCTGTTACACCTGCCACCGCCTGTTCACCGAGTCGCCAATCATGTTCGCTGACTTCTGCAACGAGTATCTCGGCGAAGGCCATATGGACATACTGCGAGAGAAAGCCCGTGGCTTCATGAAAGACAACAAAGCTACTCGCGATGAGATAGCGAAACACTACCGCGAAGAGATACGCAAGAAAGAGCAGAACCCCGACTACGTGATGGTTTCGTATAACTGATTGCCTATGTGCTATAATAGCAGGGCAACAGGAGGATGTTGTCATGTGTGTACAGAGCCAACGGCAGTATTTTGCAGAGCGGCACCACATCGTCGTTACTGACAAAATCACAGAGCTACTTAATCGTTTAGGTAGAGACAAGGGCATTGGCGAAGAGGAATATCTTAAGCGCCTATCCCGTCACCCTAACGAAGACCAATTCGTTGCAGAGATTGCCCGTCACTACGGGTAAGTAAACTGCCTGAATTGTCACATTGCCCCCTTTCCCCCATATTATTTGCATAAAAAGATAAAAAAGTGCTTGCAATGGATAAACGTTGTTAGTAAATTACTTACATCGGCTGACGAACAGCCACTAACGAAGGGAAGAAAAAAATGAAAGACGCAATCAACAACGATTTTTGGGCAACTTTAACAAAAGCTGAAATTGCATTCGAAGATGCGCAAGAGCAGTTGCATGAAATTAATTGCGAAGCTCGCGGCGAAGAATATGCGTTTGGTGACGCGGCTGTTGGTGCCTTTGTATCAATCTCTCGTCAAGAAAACGAAGTTCAGTATCGACGCAATATTTATCAAGCGCTCGAATCACAACTGGCCGCATAAGCGGCCTTTTTGTTATGAAGGTGCTAGACTTATTTGCAGGCATAGGCGGCTTTACGCTGGGACTAGAACGCGCAGGCTTTGAGACTGTAGCGTTTTGCGAGATAGAGCCATACGCACAAAAAGTATTAGCAAAGAACTGGCCCGAGGTTCCTATTTATGACGACGTTAGAACAATCACAGCAGAGCGACTGGCTTCAAACGGAATTAGAGTCGATGTCATTACAGGCGGATTCCCTTGCCAAGACATCAGCGTCTCAGGCAATCAAGCAGGAATACAAGACGGAACGAGAAGTGGCTTATGGTCAGAGTGCGCCCGTCTTATTGGGGAGGTTCGACCCCGATACGCCATCTTTGAAAACGTCACAAACCTGCTTAACGGACACGGGGGAGATTGGTTTAAGCGAGTACTCTGGGACATTTCCTCGCTCGGGTATGATGCGGAGTGGCACTGTATATCAGCTTCCGAACTTGGCGCGCACCATCACAGAGATAGGATTTGGATTATTGCCTACTCCCGTAGCATCGGACATGGGCAGTGCATCGCAGAAACGGATAGACCAAACGGGACATCCAAAGGCGGCATTGAGGGAGGCGGTATTCTGGCCTACTCCGAACGCAAGCCAAGGCGGGACAACGGGAAACTGGAAACCAGTGAGAGACAGCGGGCATACCGTACAACTAAGTCTAGCCCAATCTGTCAGAAACTTACGGATACAACAGGGCAAGCCGTTTGGCGGTCTGAACCCGACGTGGGTAGAGTGGCTAATGGGATTCCCTCTAGGTCACACAGACTTAAATGCTTAGGCAATGCAGTTGTTCCGCCAATACCTGAGCTAATAGGAAGGGCAATAATAGAAAATGAGGGGGCAAATGAGCAGTAGGTATTCAGAGCAAATGACACTGACAGAGGTAGCCGCAGAGCTGGGTATCTCACGTCAGCGAGTTAAGCAAATCGAAAATGTAGCGCTGAACAAGCTACGCAACAATCAAAAAGTGAGGGCAATTTATGAGGGACTTATCGACGGACGCGATGACAGTGGGGATTATTCTTGTCATTCTATTGCTGTTAGCCTTGGGGATAGTCGGGCGCGGTGACTACGAGGAGGCGCTTCTGGTAGAACAGGAGTATTGTGAAATGGTAGAACTGTGGGGGCAGACCAATGGCAGAGACGGACATCCCGATTGGCGACAACTTTATCAGCAGGTTTGTACGAGCGACTGATGAGGAGCTAGAAAACTGGGTCATCGCAATCCAAGCCGCACAAGCAATGGCAACACGGCATCAGGAGGATATGGCCGTATTATCAGATTACAGGGTGGTCAAACTTAAAACTAACAACGAGCCGCCCTTAGAAATCGTCCGCTATAGTCCGTAGCACGATAGTGTGAGAAACCCTTTGCCCGTCTTGTACGGGCTTTTTTTTGCGGCAAATAAATACCGCTTATTTATTGTCCGCACCCTTTTGGCATATATTGGTATAATATCGAGCGGGGGACACTATATGTTGCA